GTGAAGCTCTATTCGACTTCTGATACCGCCGGCTCGATCCGCAAGGCATTCGCCGATTTCACTCATGTGCTCGTGAACCGCGGATACACGACGATCAAGCCGGCATTCTTCAAGAGCGCGTCGATCGCCGATCTTCCGGTCTACGTGTGGGCGTGGTGGGATCGCGCGAGCGACGGGCAACTGGCGAAATGGCAAGCCAACGGTGGTGTGTTGCTCGATCGATACACGTATTCGGATCGTGCCGGAGCAGCGGACGTGCTGGTCTTCGTGGAGTGCCCGATGACCATGGACAGGCTGACACGCTCTTACGCGAAGACGTCCGAGTACACCGTGATCCCGGTCCCGCACACCTGGCGCGTACACGAGGAATGCATCGACCTGCGCACGCCGCGCGTCGAAGATCTGCGCGCGATTTGGAGCGCATGCCGCGGACGACGACTGACGGACGAGGAACTTGAGTCTGAGACCGGCATTCCTCGTCAGCGCGTGACATACATGCGCAAGAGTCTGAAGCCAGTCGAGGAATGGGAACTGCGCCCGCGGTTGGAGCCAGACGCTGCTGGATTGGTGCCCGCTTGGGATTGGATCGGGTCCGGACGCACGGAGTCGAAGAAGGTGATCCGCGAAGTAGGCAAAAAGGCCGCGATCAAGCAAATGGCGCGTCTCGGCCACATCTCGTTGACGAAGTGGCAGGTCTACCGAAACGACGAACCCGATTGGGATGTGATCGAACGAAAGCGTCTACAGGCTATTGCTGATCTTGCTGAAGTTCGATCACTTGTTGAGTCGCTTCCCGACCATCTTCAAGTTTGACGACGGTCTGGCGGATCTCTTTGATTCGTGGAGCGTTGGCGTGGTACAGCTGATTGAGCTCGGACAGAGCATGTTCAATTTCTCGATCGCCGACGGCACGCTGTTCTCCACCACGGAGGGCGATCGCAGCTTGCAGCTTAACCTTCGCCATCGCTGCACTGTCCTTGTGGTTCATCGTCGCCAGACCATGAAGCTCCTCGAGTCCGACAACCTTGTATGCGCGCGTGAGATCCGCTACTCGCGCGTCAAACTGCTCGCTGCTCATGCGCGAGTAAGACGGATCGATCTTGACTTTCTCGATTGCCGCGGCGAATCCCTGAAGTTCGGCCGACGCACGGATGTATCCGTCCAACTCGTGGGCGGTACAGTCGAGCGTCGACGCAGCCAGGAAGATGTCCCCTTTGGCTTCGGTCAGAGCCGTCTTGATGGATTCCTCGGAGATCAGGCCGGCGCGCATCGAGCGTCTCACTTGCGACCCCGCGTCGGTGTTTTCGCAGCAGGTTTGCGCGCTGTATTTGCGACAGTCGAGTACCGCTTTGCTTCTTTCGCCGCGTGCGCCTGCGCCGCTGAATGGCGCGTTCGGTCCTGCATGATTTCCTGAGCTCGAGCGAGCGTGTCAGCATCGGACTGTGCACGCCAGCGTTTCTCATCCGCCGAAATGCTCATGGGAGCGGCGCCGGATCTTTTAGTCGCCATTACGTTCTCCTAGTAGGAAAGCCCTTTCGCGTAGCCCATCTCCTGCAGGTCGGGCAGTTGCTTCTTCAGCCGACCCACACCGATGTCCGTGCGGTAGAACGGGCTGTTCGGGATCTTCACCTTCTTGATCGCGCTGTAGGCCGACCGGCGCGCGCCGGTGATCGTCTCGCCTGTGCCCGTCGCGATGAGCACGTAGTCGCCTGCCGTCACCGGACCCGGCAGGTTCACCACCTTGCCGTTCACTTCGCGCGGCGCCACGCCCATCATGACCTCGGAGAAGTGCAGGTGCTCCATGTCTTCGGCGCCGTAGATCGGGATCCCGCACAGTTCCTTGTTCGTGATCTTCGAGTAGGGGAAGTCGGGCAGCGCCATGAGCACCGAGATGCACACTTCGTCCATGCGGATCTTCAGCGTGTCGCGGCCCTGGATCTTGTCGGCCATCCATTGCGCAGGGTCGCCCTCGATCAGGGCGGTCAGATTGTGCCGGATCGGCCAGCCATCGCGCATCGTCCACTCGAGCGGATACGGTCCCTTCCCGTCGGTCGGGATCATGCAATTGACGTCGACGTAGCCGACGTAGCCGATCGTCTTCAGGTGCTCGGTGGCAGGCTTCAGTACCTCGTCGGCAAGCTTCGACTGCCGGACGACGCGCACCGTGGTGCCCATCTCGCCCGTATTCACACCCAAGTCGCCGTTCATCAGCTTCTTGTTTTCCCAGTTCTCGACCCAGCCCTTTGACCAGCCGTCCGGGCCGAAGAAGCCGCCCACGGCCATCTCGATGCCGCTGATCTTCTCCTGCAGGATGAAGCCGTCTTTGCGCGCGGCAGAGCGGTACTTGTCGATCTTGTTCCACCGGCCCAGCATGTAGACCATGTCGGCCGCGCTGTCGGCGACGTAGGACATCGCGCGCTCACCATCACCGGACGGCTTCGACACGAACGCCTTGCCCTGCTTCTTCACATAGGCGATCGCGGAATCGTAGTCGTGGAACGTCTTGCCAGGGATGATCCGCATCCCGCACTCCTCCATGACCTTCTGTCCCGCCTCGCGGTCGAGTTCCCATTCGACGGCCGCCAGGTTGCAGCCGTAGATCGGATAACCGATTCGGCGGTACGGCTCGAGCATGTCGAGATAGCTGACGTTGTCAGGCGTGTAGATCAGGTCAGCCCAGCCCAGCCACTTCCGACGCAGCTCGTCGTAGTCACGGATCTTCGGCACGATGCCTTCGCCGGCGTGGCGGTCGGTGCCGTCCGGGCGCGGCTTGTCGTACCAGAGGACCTGATGCCCCCACTCCTGGCAGCGCATCAGCCAATCGAGGCAATTCGAGCCGACGTCGATCGCGAGGATTCTCATGGGGCAGGCGGCCGTTGAAGGAGTTGTTCGGTGATGGCGGGCCCGGCGCGGTTGTACAGGTTGGCGGCGGCCCAGGGCGCCACAGCGGCAGCGGGGTTGACGCCGAGCCCCGCGCCCCCAAGCACGCCGGCCACGATGCCGCGCTCGGCCGTGTTGGACGTGCCGGGCTCGCGCAGAAACAGCGAACCGATGTCTGCCAGCTTGCCCAGTTCGCCGCCCTGGCCCATCGCCATCGCGCGCTTGCCGTACGCGTTCGACGTGACCGCCCCCATCAGCGCCTTGGGGCTGATGTTGCCACCCGGCGACTTCGCCACGAGCGGCTCAATTGTCTTCCCTATCGCGTACTGCCGGCGGGCAGCCGCGTATCGCGCGGCTTCATCGGCCGACAGTTGCGGAAGGAATGCGTCTTCGATTTCACCCTGCAGGTCGCTCAGCGCGTGTCGCAGGTCGCCGTTCGACGTACTGCGGATCGTCGACTTCAGCTTCGTCAGGAAGGGTCGCAGCTTCGCCCCGTCCAGCTGCCGCGCAGCCGACGTTGCCCCTCCACCGGACAGCGTCTGGCGCGGGCCGGCGAGCCCCTCCAGATCGTCGATGTACCCCTGCACGACGCCTTGCACTTCCGGCAACTGATTGCCCTTCGCACGCTGCAGGCGGTTCAGGAACGCGTTGTCGACCGGGATGCTGTGCGCAGCCGTGATCGCGTCGATCTCGGTCCCCGACTTCTTCATCGCGTTGGCGTACACCTGGCGCGTCAGCTTGTCGCCTTCACCACCGATCGCGCTGATGAGCCGTTGGTTGAACACGCGCTGGTTCGCGCCCGAGGTCTCGCCGGAGAACGGCACGTCCGACGACAACTGCCCGGCGATTCGCCCGAATTTGTTCTCATACATCTGGTCCGGCCGGAAGCGGAAGCCCATCTCATGCGCTTCGCGCGCGAGCCGCAGCGTCTCCGGATCCACTTCCGGCAGTGCTCGCGCAGCGGCGCGCACGGCACCGCGCCCGACGGCGTTCGCACCGGCGCGCGCGGCGCCGTTCGCTCCCTCACCGGTGGCCAACACGCCGCGTGGCACTTCCGGGATCCGCGCGATCATCGGGGACTCGACCGGCAGGCCCTGCAGCGCATGCATCAGCCCTGAATTGCTCAGCGCATCGATGTCGGCCCGGCCGGCCTCGGTGCGCGGCTGGTACGTCAGCTTGTTGGCCAGCGCGGCGCCGGCGCGATCACCTTCCTCGATGCCCTGCTGCGTGCCAAATTTGCCGCTCGTGAGCGTCTTGCCGATGCCGTATGCAGCGCCCGCGGGCGCGGCCAGCGCGCCGGTCACAGCCGACAGGCCGGCCTCACCGAGCCCGACCGCGCTCTTGCCCAGGCCAAGCAGGCGCTCCGCGATGGTGTCGGCCTGCTTCGATGTCATGGCTGGTGCCGGGCTATCAGGCGGCAGTCGGTCGAGAGGCGGAACCGGGCCACGCGGTGCCGCCGCGACCGGCGCCGAACCGCCGTACTTATCCCACGGCCCGGTCGTCGACGCAGCGGTGTCCTGCGCATATTTTTCCCACGGGCCGGCCATTACATCTTCTCCCAGTTGCTTTGCTTCGACGGGTCGCCCCCCCTGAACCGGTATCCGCCCTCGACCGTACCGACGGCCGGTGCGCCTTCGCCTCGGCCGGAAATGCGGGCCTTCTGTTGAGATTGAACCTCCGCAGGAGCTTGGCGCGCCGCAGCCATTTCCTTTTCCATCATCGACAGCACCGCGTTGAGCTGCTCGGGCGTGCTGGCCGTCGACAGCAGCTCGCGCGCATGCTCTTTGTCGGACACCGTCGGTACGCCAGTCGGGCTAATCGCGCGGGCATAAGCGTTGATCGATGTGTTGAGCGCCGTGCCGAGTGCAACGACGCGCGGATCGCCCGAACCAGTCTGAGCCGCCTGAATCGCCTTGTTCACGCCGGGGAATTCCGTACGTGGCAGTGCGGACGACGCTTCACGCACGAGCGGGAAAGTCTTCTGCGCTTCGGATACCGCCATGCCAATGTTCGCCGCGCGCGTGGCGCCCGTCCGGGCCGCGGCCTTCTCGCCTTGGAATCCAGCGTTCGCTGCTGCGATGTCGGCACCGGTGCCGCCCGCTTCCTGCTCCTGGCGCATGACCTCGCGGCGCAGCGCGATGATATTCTTCGAGCCCTGTGCGCCGCGGCCGAGGTTCTGATAGACCGACGTATCGCCTGCCCGGGCCTGCTCCGCCAGAAACTTCAGGTCTTCAGGCGAAAATTTGGCGTCGTCGCCGTTTGCCAAAGCGATCGACTGCCGGCGAAGCGCAATTGATTCAGCACGCAAAGCATTCGACTCAGCGCGAGCCTGCGCGCGATCCGCACGATCCAACGCGCGATCTTCTGATCTCTGGTTAGCTTCACGAATTCGCTCCTCGAGCGAGGCGCGCCGATCCTGCACGGCCTGCAGCTTCATCTCTTGTTCGAAACGCATCTGGATCTGCGCGGCCTGCGCCTTCGCCTGCGAGTCCAGGATCGGTGTCAGCTGCTGCAGCCCCATCATCAGGTCCGCGCCGGACAGGCCTTGATCCTTCAGGACCTTGATCGCGCTGTCGAGCGTAAGCGGGCCGCCCGGCTGTTGCGGCTGCGGTGCCGCCGATGCTGCCGGCGGGGCGGGAATCTGCGGCTGCATGCCCTGCAGCGCGCCGGCCGTCGGCAGCGGCTGGAACGGGGGTAGCGGCGGTTTCCCGGGTGCACCGGTAGCCGCAGGCATCCCAGGCGGAAGCGGGGGCATTTGCCCCGGAGCGGCGGGTTGTTGGGGCTGCGCCGGCATCGACGCCTGACCCGGATTCGGTGCCTGAGGCGGCGGGGGCATCTGCATGACCTGCTGTTGCCCCGCGAGCAGCATCGGAAGTGCATTGCCCGCTGCCTCCTGCGCGGCTTGCTGACGCTGACGCTCCTGCTGTTGCTGCTGAAACTGCGCGAGCTGGATCTGGGCGTACTGACGCTGCAGAGCTTGCTCCTGTGCCTGCTGTTGGTACTGAAGGAAGTATGGAAGCCCCGCGAGCCCAGCCATTTCTCACCTCACATCGTAAAGCCGTACGAGTTGCCGCCGCCCGAGTAGTACGGACTCGACGTGAACGCGCCGCTGAAATCTCCACCTCCGAACGATCCGGTCGCAGGGCTGAAGAAGTTCGAGATGCCGTTCTGCACCTGTTGGTTGCCGAACAGCCCGGAAATGCCTTGCGAAACCATGCTGCCGAGCGCACCAGCGCCCTGCGCCTGGCTTTGGTACGGAATCGCTTGTGCGCCCTGTCCGTAGTTCATGTAGGGGATCGTCGCCCCCATCAGACTCTCTGCGGGGCCATACACGTTCGAGTTCAAATACGAACCATAGGTACCCGCGAGCGATCCCGGCGTCGACGCGATCGTCTGACCGACGTTGTACGGAGTAGAACCGGCGAGCAGCGTATAGCCGGGCACAGACCCAGCTTGAGAGGTACCTAGTTCACCGAATCGACCTGCCGTATTGGCAGCTCCGGCGTAGCCCTGAAGTCCCTGCATGGCCCGCGATAACTGATTGTTCTGCCAGTCGATGTTGAAGTTCGACAGCGCCTGGTCCGTCAGGCCCGCACCGGCCGCCGACGTGCCCAATCCGTACATCGAGTTCACGGCGTTCGATTGGTCGGTGACCTGCTGTCGAGTACGGTTGTACAGCGCGTTCTGCGGATCGAGGCCCATGCTGTACAGGTTCTGGCCGGCGCCGAGCAGTTGCTGTTGCGTGTTGAAATTCTGGTTCGCCTGGGAATTCATCAGGCTCGACAGGTTTGTGTACTGCCCGCTCGCAGCGTCGGCATTGGCCTGATAACCCCGGCCATACGTGTTGTTCGCGTTGATGCCTTGCCACAACGACTGCTGCGCAATCGGCGTCGCGTTGTTGGCACCATATGCGGAATTCAGTTTCGAAAGCAGGTCCTGCCACGTGGTATCCGCCGTATTCAGCCCGGTGGGGATATAGTAGGACGGCCCCCCGCCGCCTCCGCTCCCGCCGGAGGTGCCGGGTGACATAGCGCCCGAGACGAGCGATCCCGCGATCGAACCGCCTACTGCGGCAGCAACGCCCCATGGCATGATTCACTCCTTAATCAAGACTTCGGGATCCGCCACGCTCTCCGCGTGGATGCAGAGCCACGTAAGATCCGTCAGCGCGGTAATGCGATGCACGAGGCCCGCCTTCACTTCCAGCATGCACGGACCGTGCAGCACGCTCAGCTCTCCGTCGACGTCGAGCATCGCCGTGCCGTGTGCGAGATAGCTCAGGTGGTCGTAATCGTGCACGTGCTTCTGCACTTCCTCGCCCGCGCGCAGCGTCTGTTCGCGCGCGTACACACCGCCGGCCGAGAAGTGATGCTTGATCATTTCTCGCACCGGACCGACACGATCAGCGTGATCCGATCGTCGTCGCCTTCGTTGACCACCTCGTGTTCCTTCGTATTGTCGAAATACCACACCTCTCCCGGTGCCATCACCACGGTTTCGTCTTCAACTCGATTCCAGCATCGCGGATTCGACTGGAGCGGGACATACAGCTTCGTGTTGTAGTGGCGCACATGCCAGGTATCGTCGGCATGAGGCAAGATGCGTTTCCCGGCCGGAATTTTCGTGATGAGTACGCCGCCGAGGCGCGTGCCTTCGACGCGCGCCATCAGACCGAACACGATCGGCCGTACTTGGGGCAGCGCGTACCACTCCGGGTAGAAGATCGCGTCGTGCGCGTCGTTGAAGCCGGTGTAGTCGCCGGCCGCCTTGTACGGCTTCTCATCGTTGTAGCGGAGCCAGATATCCGAAACGTCGGCGTGTGGACTTCCTTCGCGATCCGTGCGGAAAACGTGTCGATTCCACAGGCCTGGCTGGCGCGCAATGGCGAGCAGCAAGGGGGCCGTGTCGATGCCACCACCGATTCGGATCAGGTTGTTCATTTTCCTTTGACCTGCTGATAGACGTGCATGCCGCCGAGGCCGAGCATGCCGATCGTGATCGTTGCGAGCTGCGTGAGATCCATTTCCGTCAGGACGATGTGATGCCCGAACAGCGCGGAAATATCGCTGATCGCCGGGCGCAGTACGAAATTCCACGCGTACCCGGCAACACACACCCATCCCATACCGCCGCGCCAGTGCTGCAACGGGTCCGCGCTCTGCGCTTCCGCCTGGTTGATCTGCATCTGCCCGGTGATCTGCGCGAGCTCGCCCGTCTGTTGCAGCTGAAGCAGCTGCAACTTCGCGGCAGCGGCCTGCGCCGGGTCCGGCCATACACGATCGATGATCTTCCCGACGACGTCGGAGACTGCGGAAATCGGATCGAGGAATCCCATCACGCGGCTCCCCTCAAAAGGTTGTTGGCGATACGGTTCGCCCATCCGTGGCTGAACGCCGGCCAGTTGTGCAGATCGGCCAGATACTTCAGACGGTAAGCAAGGAACCGCGCAACGATCCGCACGGGATCCGCCGCATTCACCGCGGCGATCGTCACCGGTCCGATTCGGCCGTCGGGCTTCAGGCCCGCGGCCTCCTGCAGCCAGGTCACCGGCAGGCCGCCGTTGTACGCGGCGTCGAATATCTGGAACGCTACGCGCGGGTCGAACTGATCGCAGTAGTACGGATCCCAGTAGACCCGCTTCGCGATCGACCGAGCCGTCGCCTGCGGCATCGAGCGCATGTCGCCGCCATACCCGTTCGCGCGTGCGACGCGGGCCGTGACACCCCACATCGTCTCGCCACCCGGGTCGGAAGGGTTGTTCGAATACCCGCCCTCGTTGCCCATAAGGGTCGCGAAGGCGTCTTCGAAGCTGCTCACAGCTTGCCCACCGTGTGCAGGATCTGCTCGACCTTCTGTTCGGCGGTGGCCTCGGTGTCGTTGACGATCGAGGTCACGCGCGATTCCAGGTCGGCCAGTTCCTTCGCGGCGTTGCCGAGGCCCACGATTTCTTCCAGCTTGTCGACGAAGGCGCGCCCGTCATTCGCCAGCGCCTGGAAGCGTGCCTCAATGGCGGATTTGATCGATACGAGCATGTCCATTCTCCTAGAAGAACTTCTTGAGGCCGCCACCGGCTCCGTAGGCTGCGACGGCGACCAGGGCGTACATGAAAACGCGCCATGCCAGACCGAGGATCCCTCGGCCGACATTCAGCTGGAAACGCTGGGTGATGCCGCTTTCGATTTGCTCGGCAATCGCCTTGACATCGTCTTCGGTGAGTGTGCGGTTTCCCATGTTTCCCCCGACAGTTGGTGCAGATGGTAGTTTTGTTTCCCGTCGCGGTCAGGTCGACGGCGTGATGGTGAAGTTGTCGGTAAAACCAGCGCGAATGATGTTTCCCGGGTTGCTGTTCACCTGCCAAGCGGTCGAATTGAACTTGGGAAGCACGATCGAGCCGCCGGTCGTGTTGTTCTTCAGCAGGATATTTCCGCTCCAGTTCGGCGCGACCGAGAACTGGATGGAAACAGTCAGCCCCGGAGCGCCTCCGTTCGTCGAGCCGAGCAGTGATATCTGTCCGCGGAACCACGGTGACGAGAACAGCGCGTTGACGCCCCCGCCCCCGGACGTGGCGGTCGCGTTGCCGGTCGCCGTGCCTGTTTGCCCGAGTAGATTGGCGAAGCTGATCGGCGGACCTGATTTTCCAGCGAGCGCGAGAACCCAGCCATGAGTCAGCGAGAGTGGAAGCGACAGGCCGAGTTCGGTCGCGATCTGCGACATCGATAAGGGAAAGCTGGCGGGGAGTGTCATTTCTTCAACTCCAGCTTGCGCACGCGCGCCTCGAGTTCCTGAAACGCAGTGGCCAAGTAGGCGGTCGCGTTGCCGTATGCGATGCTCTTGAATCCCTTCTCATCCTCGAAGACGAGCTCGGGCGCACTGGCGATCATGTCGTCGGCGACGAAACCAGCATGCCGACGTTTCGTCTTGTCGCGCTTTCGCTGGAACGTGACGCCCACCCATGCGAGCACCACGTCGGTAGCGTTGCGAATCCGTTTGATGCGGGATTTCAGCCGACGGTCCGAGCTCGCGGCGATGCCGGTCGCGGTGAAGTTGCCGGAGTCGTCCATGACCGCCACCGTCGCGGTGTAGGCATTGTTGACCCACTCCATGCCGCCACTCGGCCCCCGGCCGCGCATGAAGAACGCCCCGCCCCCTGTGTTTTGAAGCGCGATCTCGCCGTTGCTCCCTCCTGCATTCAAAAACAACGTTCTGCCGGTGAAGGACGAGCCTGTCACGCTCACGGAGATGGGGCCGGTGAATGCCGCCCCACTCAGCTGGGCGTAGTTGCCGGCCGGCTGGGCGTTCGCATTAACCTGAGTCACGATGTAATTCAGATCGGCCATGACCTGCGTGGCGTCTGCGGTCGTCCCGTTGGCCAGCGTGTTCGGCAGATTTCCGATGATAGACATGGCTTACCCCTGTGCGATGTACCCGGTATCCTGGTACCGGGCGTAGAACGTGCCGATCTGAAACGGACTGCCGGAGTTAGTGAAGAGGTCGATGGCCAGCTTGGCGAATACCAGTGTGTTAGGCCAGGCGATGGGATTCACGTCGGGAACGGCAATCAGAGCCGTCCAAGCAGCCGCGCCCCATGTGAAGCCGCCCCACAACGACCCGCTCCCGGTCTTCGTGATAGATGTCGAGGCGAGTGTCGTGTTTTTCTCGTTGAGCGCGGTGATGGTGAAGTTCGTCGGCGTCGAGCCCGATGTGCTCAACTCGATGTTCGACTCAATGACCTGCAACTGCGTCATCCGGTTGTTTTTCGGGAACGTCGACGACTTCATGTGGCACTGGTACGACGATCCGGCATCCAGATAGGCGGTATTCGAAGTCGGAAGCGTGGTGCTCAGGAACAACGCGGCGCCGTGCCCGATCCCCGAAACGACGAAGAAGGATCCGTATTGCGCCGCGCAGTCATACGTGAACGAGTGCGGGCCGTTCCACCGACGTCGGCGCATATCGAACCAGTAATCGTTGGTCTGGTTCTGGCCTGACAGCTGCGTCGGCACGCACACGCGATAGATGCTGCCCGAGTAGGCAGCCGTCACCCGCGTCGGCTGCGTCGTGTTCAGGAACGGGGTCTGCACATCGGCAGTGGTTCGACCGTCCGGAACCAGCTGCTGAACCGCACCGAGTTGTGTCACAACATACGGCGCATCCGAGCCTACAAAATGGGTGCCCAGCGGGCTCTGCGCGACGCTACGCGGTGACGTGGTGCCGATCGTCAACGATAAATAGTTCACGCCCAGGTTATTCGTCACGAGGTCGCCCGTGACCTGCCAGATCTGCGACGCCTTGAACACGATCAACGCAGCGGTGACGCCGCCCGATGTCGTCTGCACCGGCAGTCCGGCAAACACCGTGATCGGCGTCGTGTCGCCGAACGTAACCGATTGCGAAGCGTTGGTGCGCGTCGTCGGGGCGAGCACATCGCTGTAGTAGCTGACGTTCCCGATCGAGAACCACGCGCGGTTGTTGAAGTTCGCGACGGACGTCGGCACACCAGGGAGCGCATTCGTCGCGGTGTTGGCGGCGCTCCAGGCCGGTGCGGCCGGGTTGGAGATGTTGATAACGCCGAAGAAGTTCGACCCGGCGCCCGAGAACCCTGGGTGCGTGACGATCACGTTCGGACCAACCACCGCCATCGTCGGCGGGGTCCACGCGCCACTCGAAGGTGGGGATGACGGCACGTTCCCAGCCGTTACGCCGGAGATCGTAACGAACGAGTTCGTCGACAGGTTGTAGGCGAACGGTTCGTCAAATCCTGCGGTGCGGCCGGTCGACACCATGCCGTAGACGACGTTGCCGATCACGATGTAGACCGACACGAACGTTGGCGACGTGAACCCGGCGAAGGTCGTCAGCGCGGGGCCGACACCAGGCCTCGGAACAATGAGCTCCGGGTTACCCTGATCGAAAACGAGATTAGAAAGAAGCGTGCATGCGCCTGGGAACGCGTCGGTCGCGTCCAGCGCGTCGCAGAGTCCTTTCGGGGTGAACCGGACCGGATAACTAGCGCGAATGCCCATAGCGCCCCTCAGTCCGTGATCTTCGTTGGCTTCAGCGTGCGGTTCGTGTGAAAGCGCCGAGGATCCAACCTCACCGACTTGACGACCTGCTGCTCGTCGCCTTCCATGATCAGGTGCGTGCGCAGCATCGCCTCGCATTGCGCGCGCCACACTTCCTGACGCGTATCGTCCGTCTCGCCCATCAGCTCGACGGCCGTTGCCTTGATCAGGTACTGCTGATCCGGGAACCATGGGATCACCGTCGACGTCTCGGGCGTGACGATGTCCGGCTGCTTCACCATGTATCGGTGCGTGAGCGTGATCTGCCCGGACGATTGCGGGTAAATGAAGAGCTGGCCAGCCGACTGATTCGCCTGAGCGGTCGTCTCGTCGTACAGGATCGTCATGAACTCGTACGGATAGTTCGCGATCGACGGGTCCTTGAACTCCTGATCCCACTCCTCCGTGGAGATCGGATGCAAGAAGTACGGCAGGTTGTTCTGTTGGAAGAACAGGTCGTACGGACGCAGATAGTTCAGCGGCAGCGCGAACGGACCGTAGTTGTTCGCCTGCACAGTGACGAATTCGGTGACCCGGTTGATCTTCAGGTCACGATGCAGCCAGAGGTCCTCCAGGACCATGTTCAGATAGATGCCGCCCTGCTGAACGAAGCCGGGGCATTTTGCGACGGCACATGCGCGCGCGACGATCTGCTGGGCCTGGAGGTAGGCCATTTCACGCTCCCGCGCGCGCGTCCGCGATCTTCTTGTGCGCCTTCTCGAGCTCGGCCTCGATTCCCTTCAGCTGTTGCGGTGCGTTCTTCAGGTTCGCCTGCTCCTGGCTCGACAGCGCCTTCGAGCCGGCCTTTCCGGCGCTCTTCGCATTGTGGCGCTCGAGCAGATCCGCGTATGCGCGCGCGACGTCGTCACGCGCTTTTTCCCACTGCTCGATGTGCGCTTCGAGAACCGGAATCTCGAGCATGCGCTGCTGACGCTGAAGCGCTTCGCGCACCAGGTCCATGCGGCTGTCGAGGGAGCCCTTCGATTCGCCCTCAACCAGATAACCGCTGGCCGAGAGCTGCGCCTGGTTCGGCGCCGGGAGAGTGATCGTGAAGTTGCCGATCACCGTTGCAGCCGTAGCTTCCTGAGAGGCTTGCATTGTCTTCCTTTCGGGGTTGGGATTACGATCTCGCCCAGGCCGGCACGGGGCCGCCTCCGAGCACCTTGTTCTGCGCCTGCCGGTACGGGTTGAACGCGTGCCCGTTGATGTCGTTCTCGTGCACCCAGGTACGCGCCACCATTTCCTTGATGCAGCGCAGGGTGTCCGTGTCGAACTTGTACGTGTGGCCGTGCAAGTACGGCGTGCCGTTGATCTTCAGGTGCTCGCCGCCGCACGGCGCGAGGTCGATGCGGTACCACCAGAGATCCGTCTCACCGTCCTCGGCCTTGCCGGCGAAACGCTCCACGACGCCCGACGTCAGCAACGACGACTGCGCCTGCGCGGACAGGCGCGCCGATTCTTCCTCGGCAATATCCTTCGCGGCACCGAGCTTGGCGTTTTCGGCCTCGAGCGCTTTGATGCGCTCGAGCAGCGCTTCGCGGCTTTCGTCGACCGGCGCGGCACCGCCGAGCAATTCGTCGGCATCAGCCGACTCCTGAGCCGGCTTTCCCGGCTCCTGCGAGTTACGTGCGGCCATCACTACTCCTTACGCGGTGGTCACGGTGCCGCCCTGATAGCCCGGCGCGAATGCGGAGCCGCATTCAACGCGAGCCAGGAAGGCCGTGTTGAGCAGGATCGACCCGTAGAACACTTTCCACGAGACGACCCGGGTTTGGTTCAGCGGATCCGACTTGTCGGCGCCGGTCAGGTAGTGGAACTCGGGGTTCTCGAGCAGCACCTGGCCGTAGCTGTGGTTGCCGATGAAAAGCACAGGGAACACCGACACGCCGTTCGCCGGCGCGGCCGGCGGCGTCTGCGTGACGCCGATACCGGTCAGCGTGACAGTCTGGTTCGGCTGCAGCTGCGTCGCCTGGCCGGCGAGCACGCCGGTCACCGGCACTCCGTTGCCGATCGCCGTGGCGAGGTTGGCCGGGCTCGTGGTCGTGCCGATGTACACGTTGAACACGTAGTTCGGGAACGACGGCAAGGTCACCGAGATCGAGCCCGTCGGGCCCGTCACGCTGATCGACGAGGAGACCTGGTAGATCGTTTGCTCGACCGACGTCAGCGCCGGCGCGGCGGTGACCTGGATGTAGTACGTGCCGGTTGCGAGCTGGCCGCCCGACGTCGACGCGGAGCCGTTGATAGCGGCTGCGCCCGTCCAGTACGGCATCATGTTCGTTTCGCAGTAGCGGATGCCACCGAAGTCGCCGAGCTCGTTGTTGTAGAGCCGATTGACGTCGCTGTACGCCCACGCTTGCTGTACCGACGAGTTCTCGCGCATGTCCTGCGCCGAAAATGGGCTGATCAGCGCGACGTAATGCTGCTTGACCCGCGGCGTCTGCGACGGATCGCGGTACGCGCCCGCCTCGATCATCATGTCTTCGCGCTCATCGCCGTTGAAGCGCGGCACGCCATACGCGGCCATTGACGCGAACAGGCGGTTCGATTCGTGCGGCGACATCACGTTGGATGCCGTCAGCGCGGCGCGGTTTGCGGCGCCGCCGGCATAGTTCACCTGCGGCGCGGAGAGCAGCGTGTTGAGCGTGTTGCGCTCGAGCGTTTCCGGCATCTGCAGCGACACCAGTTCGCAGGCTTGCTGGAACAGAGGGTGCTTGATGGTGAGGTTTGCCACGTCGGTGATGATGACTCGGTCACCCCACTGCTGTGCGGTCGCGCTGACCTGTTGCAGCGTCATCGCCTCGCCCGGAGGCGCGACGCCTTCCTGCAGCGGCGCATACGGCAGCGGCAGGCGCTGGTAGCGCGACGCGGTGTACGTCGTGCCGCGGTTCGTGTCGAGCTTCAGCGGCTTGCCGAACTGGTAGGCAACCAGCTGGCGGCGCGCGAGCGGCTCGACCTCTTCCTGGATGTACGCTTCGACGTCAGCCGTGAAACTGGTCGACTGGTTCGTCACCCCGGGAAACATGAGGCCCGTCAAGAGGGCCAGAATTTTCGTCAGCATGGTGTCCTCGTGCTGGTCAGATGTTCACGTCGGCCAGACGCGCGGCGCGCTTCTGGTGTTCGGTTTGCCCGCGGGCCGGCGGCACGGTCGAACGCACACCCGGCGTCTTGCCGCGCGGCACGTCGGCGGCCGGTGTTTTTGCCTTGGCCTTCGGCTTCAGCTTGCCATCCGCGATGTCCTTGCCGAGCAAGAAGTAATAGACCGCTTCACGAGAGGCGTTGCGGCCCGCCCGGCGCTCGTCCTGCACAGCCTGCTCGACGCGATCGCGATAGCGCGCACGATGCGGGTCGCTCGCGATCTTCGATTCGAACAACGTCTGATCGCGCAGGTCCTGAGCCTGGAACAACGCGGCTTGCGCAGCTTGTTGGCTCTGACGCAGCGTGCGATTCGACTGGATCTGCCAGCGCTCGATGTCCGTCGTATTCGGATCACGCAGACGCGCCTCTTCGGCTTCGTAATCGCGATCCGTCTGTGGCGCGGCCGGCGCACGCGAGGTGTCGACCGCACGGCCACGACGCTCTACTTCCGCCTCGAGCGCCGCGAGCCGATCCGCGTCGGAAGTTGTCCGGCGCGCCGGCGCGGCGGGCTCGACGAAATCGAAGTCGAAATCGTCATCCGAAGCATCATCAGCGGCACCGCCAGCGCCAGGATCACTGCCGCCAGGATCAGCAACGCCAGAGTCATCAACCCCACCGCCAGCACCAGGATCCGCCGCGCCATCGTCGTCGACGCCGGGAAACAGAAAACCGAGAAGTCGCTGCAGGAGCTTGCTCATGGCTGCCCTTACGATTGCGTGCCCGTACCGACCGCCTGAAGCGTTGCGGTCGTCGCGCTGGTGATGGTGACGATGAAATCGCGCCAGGTGTTCTGCGCGATCGACATGGTGCCGCCCAGCGTCCAGCCCGTGTTCGTGGTAACAGTCCAGGCGAACGCGCCGCTCGAACTGTTGATGACGCGCAGTTGGAAGCTGAGGCCGATCGGGGCGTTCTGCACCACCGTCGGCAACTGCGCGAGCAGCGCGGCGACGGTCGGAAGCTGCGCGTTCGCGCCGGCGCCAAGCGTGCCGGTGAGATTCAGGAAGTTCTGCGCGGCGCCGCAAATCTGCGCGGCGCCGAGCGTGAAACCTGACGTATTCGCCGCGACGTTGTAGCCGGTTTCCTGGAACGGATTCATACCGAGAACCGCGTTATACAGCCCAATCTGATCGGGCATCGCGCCGTTGTCCGGGATGCTCGGCGGGTTGCCGGCACCGATCGCCGGGAAGACGAGGCCAAACAGTCGGGCCAGAATGGTTTTGCGCACGATGATCTCCTGATCAGGGTTCCGCACTTTTTATTCCGGTTTCCCTTCTTCTCAAAGATCAAGGACACGGGGTTTGCGGTGGCGCGCCAAACGCACCATTGGCATAGGTCGACCCGATACCGGCAAACGTCCCGCCGGGAATCAGCACCACGGCGTCGCCTGCAGGCTGCGTCCACTGAGAGACTCCGTCCCATTCCACGACGTTAGCGACAATACCGTTCTGGATTACCGCGTACGTAGCCATCATGCGTACTCCCAAACGACAACCAATCCGAGCGCCCCGTTTCCGCCAGCTTGAGCAGCCCCAGAAGGAATGGTGATGGCACCACCACCTCCGGCCCCCTTGGAAGTGGCATTGCCACCCGGGGAAGACGTAGTTGCCACCGGCCCTGGGCCGCCACCGAATACCGAGGGAGCGCCCGCGCCGCCGATGGCGTCGGCAGTGGTCAACGTGATCCCGATGTTTCCCGTCTGACCTTGGGACAGAACGATCGGCGTCGCAGTGGTGGTAGAGATTGCGCCAGGATTGCTGGAACCGAAGAAAAATGGCGGCGTTTGAGCGCTGGCACCTTGGCCACCGAGCCCGCCAGGACAGGCTATGATTGAACCGAACGTGGTTTGACCGCCAGCGGTGCCGTTGTTCGGGCCTGCTGCACCGCCAGTACCGGCTGCGCCGATCGTAACGACTTGCGACGACAACGAAGCGAGTTTCACCTTTGCGTAGGAACCTGAACTGCCGCCTTGTGCGACGGCGACTGTGGAGGAACCTGTCGCTGCCGTTCCGCCGCCACCGCCGCCACCGCCAATGGCCTCGACGATTGCGGTTATCGCTCCAGCGGTCGGGGTATAAGTCCCGCTCGACGTGAAAACCTGCACGTTGACGAGCGCTCCCGTCGGATAGCCGAATACCGGATCGGCCGAAGCGCCTTGGCTGATCAGCGCCTGTCCGGTCGTCGGGCTCGGTCCGACCGTCGCGACGTTTCCGGTACCTTCGCCGAGCATCACGCCATGGGCCGGAATGGTCGTAAGGCCAGTTCCGCCGGCCACCGGCGCCAGCGTTCCCCAGTTCGGATCAGCCGATGCCCCGCCCGACAGCAACGGTTGCCCCGCCGTTCCGGCCGTCGTCTGGTTGATCGCGGCCGTGCCCTCTCCGAGCAGCACGCCGTGCGCCGCTAGGGTCGTTCGTCCCGTTCCCCCACCGGCGACCGAAGCCGTGCCGAAAGACGGATCGGCGGTCGAACCATTCGAAACAAGCGGAACACCAGTGGTCGCACCTGGCGCAGCAAAATTGATCGGGCTCGATCCCTCACCGATGAGCACGGAATTCGCATTCAGTGCGTTGCGACCTGTACCGCCGCTCGTTGCCGAGATAGGCGAAGATGTCGTCACAGTCACGCCCGAAATCGTGCCGCCTGTGATGCTGACGGCGTTGGCGTTCTGGTTCGCCATCGTTCCGGCGGGAGAGCCATTCACGCCCGATACGGTCGGATTCGGATAAGTCCCGCTCAGGTCACCGCCGGCGGCGCCGGTCGGATCCGACGCGACGTTGTTCAGCGCGGCCGTTGTCTGGTTGGCGAGCGAATTGATCGCGGTCTGTATCTCGTTCGGCGGTACGTCTTTGCCCTCCGCTCGAACCTGATACGGAATGATGCGAAATGCGTCACCCATGGAGCGCCTCCAGTCTTTCCAGTGAGCTCGGGTGCAGCGCGCTGCCCGGGTGCGGATACCGGCGTAGGAACATGCGCAGCCCTGCCGCGAGGCCCTGCTCTTTCACGTACTGATCCGCTGCCAGTTCCTGTTCGCGCACGCGCGTGAAAACCCATTCCGGGCGGAAGATCAACTGCAGCGTCAGCAGCCACCAGAGCCGGCGCAACGCGTCGTGACGAATCAGGTGCGCGCGCTCGTGCGCGATCACTGCATCCTTCTCGATCGCTGACAGCGAGCGGAAGAACATGCCGGTCTGGATAGTTCCCCACGGCGTGCACCGGGCCACGAAGCGCTTCATCGCGGCCCCGCCATCGGTGACGCAATCTGGTCCGGATGGATCATGCCGGCCGGCCCCTGCGGTCGAGGCTGCCCCGGCTGTGCGCCGGCACGCGGCGTTCCTGCAACACCCGGCCCCGCGCCGCCCGGCACGCCGGGTTGCCCCTGCGGCTGCTTCGGCGCCTGTTGCGCCTGGAGCTTCGCCTGCATGGCCTGCTGATGCTGCTGAACGTGTGCGCGGAACAGGCCCTGAGGATCGCCCGTGAGCTGCGCCGCCTGCAGATGCGCGGCGATGTGCGCGCGGTCGTCGTCGGCCTGATGGATCTCAGCCGGCAGGCCGTTGTGCATCATCAGGTTTTCGTCCTGCGGATCGAGGTGGAACAGATTCCGCTCGTCGATCAGGATGCGCGGCGCGACCTCGGGCCCGAAGATCTGCTCGGTGCCGTATTCGAGGATCGGTCCGATGTTCAGGCGCCGGCCGTCGAGCTGCTGCGGCGGGATACCGCGCAAGACGTTCATCCACGAAATCATCTGCTGCATGCGCTGCAGGTTCTGTTGGTAGGACGTACCGCACCAGCGGAAGAAGTAGCGCTCGCCGAACGCCTGCGGCGGGATCGCCTGCAGGTTGGCGCGCACGCCGATCTCGCCGAGCACTTCGACGGTCAGCTCTTCGGTGCGGAACTGTCGGTCGAGTTCGAACATCCATTCAACGAGCGGATTGAGGATGACTTCCTCGTACCGCTTCGCGTTGTCGATGATGTTCGATTCCTGCGCCTGCGCCTGCGCGGCCATCTGCGCCTGGTTCTTCCGGCCGGCGGGCATCTTCCCGAGCATGGCGTCATTGACGTCCATCGACTCATTGATTTCCTGCTTGATGCCCTGGCAGAGCATCATTGCGTCCTTGTAGAGGGCCGGGAAGTTTGCGAATTTCGTCTTGTTCGGGTCCGTCAGCCACACCGCGGCGAGGCCCACCACCATCGACTGGTAGTTCGGGCTCGACAGCGGGTCGACCATGGTGATCGGCAGCAGGCTGTACTGCGCCGAGTCCTGTCCCATGTTCCAGTAGTCGTTCAGGTTCCACTGCAGGAACTTGACGGGCTCGATCTTCGAAATCCCGAAGAACGAACCCGTGATGCGCTCGATCGGAGCCGAGATGATCGGCCGTTTGCCCGACCAGAACGGGTTGCGGATGATCCCCAGGATCACATCCTGACCGGCGAAATACACGAAGCACGGCTCCTTGCCGTTGCCGAGATCCAGATTCGTGTGGACCTCGTAGATCAGCGCGTACTTGAACGTGCCTTCCGTGCGGATGCCGGCGTCGCCGGTGCGCTTCTTCGGCGGAACGTATTTTTCGCGGCCGCCGTCCGGCTTTGCGAGGTTGTCGATCAGTTCCTTCGCCTCGACGCCGACGAAGACGCCCTCGTCGACGAACCGTTCCACCGCATCGATCGTCAGGCGCAGCCGGATCGCAGTCGCAGTAGCCTTCTCGATGTCGTTGCAGGTCGGCGGATAGACGGCCAGATCCTCGGTGGCGAACTGAACGATGTCCGGCCCTTCGGTCGTGACGTCTTTCGATTCCTTTTCCCAGTCCCAGTCGTCCTCGTCGGCGGTAACGTCTTCGACCTCCCCGCCCAGCTCGTGATCCTCGAGAATCGGCGGCTTCTTGATGAGTTCGGTGATCCTGCGCTGCGTGCGCGACCAGTCGACGTAGAGGTTCCACTGCCCGGTCACGTCGCCCGCGATCAGGTCCGCGCGCACGACATCCTTGATCGCGGCCGAGCGGATGTAATGCTCGAGCAGGCTGATCTGCGCGAAGGGGATGTTGCCGTCCGGTCCGGTCGCGCCGATATGCTTGTGGTTCACGGGGAAAAGTTGCGCCAGCGTGCGCTTCACGCGTGCGTTGACGGCGTTGCGCACGGCTGGGATGTAGCACTGGGAATTGCCGGAGTACTGCTGATTCTCGTCCGGCTGGGCGTTGTAGATGGACCAGTACTCCTCGCAGCGGTCCATCTGCTCCTGCTTGTTCTGGTAGCACTTCGCGATCTTCGGGTACAGCTTCGCCGCTTCGGTATAGGCGTCGGAATCGGGCTTGTCAGCCCAGTTCTCGATCTCCTCGCCCGTCTTCTCAGCGTCGAGCGCCCGCGCGTCCAGCGTCTCGACCGCGGGCTTGTCATCCTGCTTTTTCGGCTTCTTCGAGCGGGCCATGGAAGGATCAGCCGATCACCTTGCCGCGGAGCTTGCGCTCGAGCGACGTGCCGGTGCCGCGATCGCGCGGTGTGCGCTTCGGGCGATCGTCGACGTTCGGTTTCTTCGCCGTCTTCTCGGCGAAGAAGTCGCCGACCGGACGCGACTCGGAGCGCGTACCCTGGAATTCGCGGCGCTTCTTCACGATCACAGACCCGGCTTGTGCAGCTTTTCGCGCATCGGACCGCCCGACATGCGTTCGCCGACCTTCTCGGCGCGGCCGTACGCGCCGCCCTGCTGCTTGCCCTTGTAGAAATCCGACGGGCGCTGCGACGGCGCCTTGGGCGTGATTTTGCGATCGACTGCCATGTTCATCTCCGCGGCAAAGTGGTCAGATAGCTCACACCCTGCGGGTTCACGCCCGTGTTCACGCCTTCCGGCAGGACGTCCGCTTGCTGCGAGCAGATCACGTACACGGCCGCTTCGAGTCCCTCGACGAGGGTACGGTGCGGACCAGTCTCGGGGAGCGTATTCCGGTTTCCCGCGCGGTCGACGGGGTAGTTGTAGCCTCCGGCCATCGCGTTGACCGTGTGCTTGGCCCCTTCGTGGTCGACCTGAAACAACCGTCGAGCCTTGGCCTCCGTACGAATGAGTGGCGAAAGCGCACCCCGCGCGACGTTCACGTATGCCCCGCGCATCGGGTACATGTTCGCGGCGCGAAGCGCGGCCACGATCGGCATGCGGTCGGCCTGATCGAGCACATCGGCCGGCAGCCATGTCGTCACGCGTGCGCGTGGAAACGCGGCGCGCACGAGCTGCGTGATGTCGGCTACCGCTTCCTTTGGAGGTACTGGCGAGATCCAGTCAGCCACGACGACGATTCGCTGACCCTCGATGCAGACCAGCGCCGCGGTTGTCTCCGTGCCGTTCGAATTGAACGCCAGGGCAAGGGGATGCTGCTGGCTCGGCTGATACTCGGACACGATGTTCCACTGCCCGAAGTCCTCGTACACCGGGGAACCCGAGAACACGCGCTGGAAGTAAGCGAGCGCGTTGAGGATGTCGCGCTTGCCGCTGGGGAAGTTCAGGATCTCGGCGACAAGCTTCGGATGCTGACCTTTCCCGCCGACCAGCACAATGTCGCCGGCCTCGAAGAACGGCTGCATGCCCATGATGAACTGCACCTTGTCCCGATCCTGGGGGGCAGTGAGCGGGCGAAGCGCGAGCGTCACGCCGCGGCGGAGCATCTCCGCGCGCATCGGCTGCAGCAGCCATTCGTCGAGCGAATTCTTCTCGATCGCGACGGCCGCATCGCCGTATCGTGCCGAGGTCTTGAAGGCATCTTCGATGACCTCGTCGGGTTTCCAGAATTCACCGGAAGAGGCGTGGACGTAGATCTTCGTGCCGAGGCGGCTGACCACGACTCGCCCAGTACGGTCGCTCTTCTTCACGTCCGTAGTCCGTGCGGGGTCGGTGATCACGACCTTCGGTAGCCACGGCGCCGGATCGACTGCGCATTCCAGGATATGCTCACTCTCGAACGGCTTGTCCTGCGAGCCGATCGCCATGAGCATGTACTCCTGCATGAAGCCACGGAGCTGCCCGGCCCGCTCCATCTCGTCGCGCTTCCGACGGACCCAGTCCATCGGGTAGCGCTCCGGCCACAACGCCCGCGTCTCAGGGTCGTCGATGTCGCCATTGCAGATCGGATAGCGTCGGCTCGTCCAGTCCGGATTCTCGCGAAGCCGGGTGATCATGCAGTCCTCGGCCAGCGGCGTGCCGGTAACCCGGATCTTGCCCTTGACCTTGTCCATCGCCGGAATCAGCTCGAGGTAAAGCTTCCTCATCGACGCGTCGACCGCAGCCTTGTCCTTGACCCGCTCCTTGTTCTCGATGTCGTCGAGGTACGCCCGATCCGGCCGGATGTCGCGCCACTTGAAGCCGCGGAATTCCTCTTCCCAGCCGTGAGCCTCGAGCAGGACGCCGTTCGAAAGCTCCATCTGGTGCTCGTTCCAGACCCGCCCCGACTCCTTCATCCGGCCGAAAAGGCCCTGCAGCTTCGTGTTTCGGGTCGCCTCGAACTTGATCGCCTCGAGACGCTGGCAGGCCTTTGTGTACGTCTCGCCGATGATCAGGCAGTACCCGAAGTTGCCGAAGCACGCCTCGATCAACAGGTGCTCCTCGGACAGCGTCGATTTCGCCCCCTCCCGAAACGCCTCGATCAGCACCCACTCGTCCGCACAACGCCATAGGTCCATGACCTCGACGTGGAACGCCGGCGACGCCTGCGGATGCCGATGCGGAAACAGCATCGCGGAACCGAGCGCGCGATCGTCCGAGATCGCCTTCAGCAACGCTCCATTGTTCAGGGCCATGACTTTCCTCCTCGCGGAGGATCATCAATGTTTTTCCCGTGCGCAGACTGGAGAGGTGGTCTGCGAAATTTCGTCACCCCCGTCCGGTGGCCCCTGGGTGGTCCCAGAGTTATGTTTTCGTAAGACAAAGATGAGAATTGATCTCATCCTCTGCTGATAATAACCCGTTTCGACCGATAGCAGCCATTATGTCAAATCGAGATGCACCGCACCAACTCAATAAAATCAATCACTTGCGTCATTTCCGCAGTTGGTCGATACGCTGATCTCGGCGAATGCACTGCAACATGTAAGCCTTTGAATGTGACAGAAAGGTATTTGAATGGAATGAGGCAGAGCGGGAAACGCGTGTTTTTGAGGCACGCAGGGCACCCTCATCCTCCATTTCTCACCCCTTTCTGCTGTATCCGCCTGAGCCTTTCCACGCGCGTACGTGCGCGCACGCGAGGGATTGTCTTCGCTCAGCCTACGTTCATTCGAAGCCTGCTACCGTCTCAGCTGGCAACCGCCAACTCCCTTCCCCGCTATGGAGACGGAAACATGCTCACGTACAACGACGAACTGCTCAAAGCCCGCATTGACGCTCTGGAGACCGCAGTGTTCGAGATAGCTCGCCACGAGCCTGACGTATTGAAGAAAATTCACGCCATCCTACGCATGAAGTACAACCTAGCCGTTGAGCAGCAGAACGCTGCTTCCCAGCCGGCGGGATTTCAAACTGTCGTCCATACGAACTTCCCACCAGCGCGGAACAAAGAAGCCGAGGCGGCTCAGGTCCAAGCTCTCGGGGACCTGCTGAAGAACCTCGGGGCAAATTGATCGGGATGTCCCCGGCGTCAAGACTTTCCGGGTAACGCCGTTAAGATGGGTAGAGACAGGAGGATCACATGCTCTACGCCATCTTGACGCCGGAAGAGGAAGCGCCTCTCGGGTACTTCGATTCGCCTGAGGCGCCGACAGCCGAGGAACTGGCTGATTACCTCGCCGAAGAACTCGGCTTTTCCGATCGGGATGCATGGATGGATGCGTACGGCGTCGAGCGAATTGGCTTCGCGCCGGTTCACTGACGGTACTGTCTGGCACCTGAAGTTCTAACGCGGGCGCAACCTCCCACCCGCTTTTTTTAGAAGCGTTGCTAGGTCGCGGCGGGTATATCCGGCTTGGTCGACCTGCTGCGCCTTGGTGCGTTCAGCCATTCCGGTCGGTCCTGGCGGGGCGACTCCGCCATTCAGCCACGTTTATCGAGCTGGCGCGACACCAGTTGTTCGGGCCTGGGCTAATGGGCCCCCGTCGGACGTTTCTTCTATCCCGCGCTGCCTATTTGCGGCATCCGCTTCGTTGGCGATCTGGCAGACGCGACACACCCACCTCTTCCCTTTCGCTTCGCGCAACATCTCGACGATGTTCAGTCGCCAGAGACGCTTGCATTGCGGGCAGATGGAAGATTCGAGGCGCATTCCAGAAAAGAATGCCCGGGCGAGCCGGGCAAATCACCGTAGTGAAGGAGACGCGACCACGTTAAAGCTGTTTCCCTCGCTGAACGATGCCGCACATGATCTGGTGCAGTTCGGCCGGCGTGACCTCGTCGCGATCCCCGGTGATCACGGGCAGCGGCTTTTTCGTCCGAGCGTAGAGCAGGATTACGCCGCGTCTGATACCTCGAGCCCCGCTCGATTTGGCGTAGGAGATGGAGTTGGCGATGTACGTGTAGCCTTCGTCAGTCAGCGCCGTCAGGTACTTCGAAATCGTCCCCCGCGGCACGCCGATCTGCAAACCGAGACTCGCTTGGGTCAGCATGCCCTGCTGCTCGAGCAACTCGCAGATGCGGTGGCCGACGAGATCCGGATTGGACAGGTTACGCAGCGAGATCATGCTTCAGCTCCGACCCAGGACAGCATCACGCGATCGAGTTCCGTCGGCGCCGGAATCCGGAACGGTGTTGAAACACGCTCCGCGTCGCGCCGCCTGCTCTCCGCGATACGCGCGGACTTCGGCGCGAGCGGCACGATGGCCGGGATCGGCTTCTTGGTACGCGTATAGCGCTTTGGGATGCCGGCCGCGGAAACGAATCCCGCTGCGGCCAATGCATCGAGCTGGCGAGCCGTCGCCCGCGGATGGATGCCCCGCGCCTCGGCGATTTCGTTGATAGTCATCGGACTGCGACGCGCGAGCAGTTCGCAGATGCAGCGCTGCGCGGATCCCTCTCGCTCGATCTGCTTCATGCCTCAGCCTCCTGGCCAGCACGGCTGAACGGCAGATACACGTACGGCCGGCGGCTCTCGCTCGGACCGAACTGCATGCATTCCCGGTTGAAGAACAGCGCAAGCGACCGGCGCTGCGTTTCGCCGTTGCGCGCCTTCAGCAGCGTCAGGAACGCGTCCGGCTCGTCGACACTCTCGTCGTCCTGATCCTTCTGCGCCGACCAGACCGAAAACACGTTGTCTGCGGCGTCGGTGATCTTTCCGCTGCCGCCGACGTCCATCTTGCCGGGGCTGCGCTTTTCGTCCTGGCCCTTGCGCGGGTGAGCGACGAGGTGCACATGAACGTTGTACTGGCGCGCGAAGTTGGCGAGCAGGCGCATCGCTTCCTTCTGAGCCGTCATCGCGCCGTGGCCGTCCTCCGGGACGTCGGTCATCATCAGGCTGTCGATCACGAAGTGGCGGATCCCGTAGCGTTTGAAGCCGTACGTGAACACCGTCACGAGGCGCTCGATCGCCGCGACCCCGACGAGATCGAAGACCCACATCCGATCGCGCAGCCACGCGCCCATATGGTCGAGATACTCCGGCGCCGGCCGATCGAGGCCGCCCAGTTGCTTCGCGAGCCGCTTGCCCTGCATCTCCGGCCGCATCTCGCCCGAGAAGACGCATGCGCGCTCGCCCTGGCACATCAGACCGATGAGCACCTGGCCAAGCAGCAGCGACTTGCCGTGCCCGTTGATGCCCGTCCAGACCGTCACTTCGCCCGGGCGGAACTCGAACCACAATTCGTTTCGGCCGCAGAACGACAGGTACGGGAAATTCGATTCCTCGTGCGCCGGGTAGAACATCGATTTGACGTTCGACCAGAAGCGATCGATCGACTTGAGCTCGTCCGGATCGAAGCCTGATGCCTGATCGCAGCAGCGGCGAAAATCGTCGGGCGTGGCGCCAGACAGCAGATATTCGTTCGCGTCCTTCGAATCGTCGAAGAACACGACGCGGCAACGCTCGATACCGAGGCGGTTTGCGACCTCCTGAGCGCCCTTCCGGCCGGCCTCATCGTTGTCGTAGCAGAGCAGGATCTCGCTGAAGCGCTCGAGACGCTCCCAGTCGCTGTCGATCCACTGGTGGTTGCCGGCGCCGGCGTTCACCGACAGCGCGGGGATACCCACCTGGTGCAGCGTCATGGCGTCGATCTCGCCCTCGGCGATCGCGACGACGCGCTGGGCCGGGTCGATCAGGTTCCAGCCGAACAGGCACGGCTCTGCGCCGGCCTCCTGCCGCATGTCCTTCTTGTCCGCGATGTTCCGGTACTTGGCATTGATGAGCTCGCCGCCGCGGAGGTACGGGAAGACGATGTACGTCTTCGGCCCACTGGTTTGCTCGGCGACCTTGAATGCCTGGACGGTCTCGGCAGTGATGCCGCGGCCACCGAACCACTCGTCCAGCAAGCTAGTCGGCCGCGTCGCCTTCGGCCGTGCCGGACGTTGATACGTCGGAGCCTGCCGTTTCGGCATGTCGTCGCGGACGCCGAGAAACTGCTTCGCCTCGCGCATCGCATCAGCCACCGACAGCGATCGGCACGCGCACCAGAGGTCGAGCAGGTCACCCGCCTCGCCGCTGGCGAAATCCTTCCACACGCCGCGCTTGGCGCCGCTGAGGCACACCGACAGGCTCTGCCCCTTCTCGCCCGCCGTGCTGCCGGATTTCCACTCCTTGCCCGACTTGCGACCGTTCGGCAGCAAGTGCTCGACGATCGCCTGCGCGTTCTGCGCCATCAGTTCGGCCAGTTCTCGCGCGTTCATGCTCGAGCTCCCTGACGGACGCCGTTGGCCCAGAGATGAGCGGTTCGCTCACTGCAGCCGGCGTTGGTGGCCTGCCACTGGTACGTGAAGCCGGCGGCCTTCCACCATGGAACGGCCTCGCCGCCGGCGAAGAGATCGCTGCCTGCCGGCTGCGACTTCGCGAATTCCTCGAAGTGCCGATCACGACCGAAGAACGTCGACGCCTGCTTCACGTACGGCGTCCCGACGTTCCCTGCAGCCTTCATCGCCGCAGCGTAGGCGACCACTGCCGCGACCAGCACTCCCGGATCGATGCCTTCACGGATCCGAGCGTTCCAAGCCCGCTGAGCTGCCTGCTTCGAATTCGAGCCGTCACGCTTCGGATACTGCTGCCACGCCTCATCGAATTTCGAATCGCACGAACGAGTAGGTTTACTTCCTGGTTTAACTTCCTGTTTTGTGGTGCTGTCAGCACCTACCCCTCCCTGCTGTGAGCACCTACCCCCGGTGCTGTCAGCACCTACGGTGGGTGCTGTGTGCACATACCCGTCGGTGCTATCAGCACCCACTCCCCCTACGGATGACCCCACCCTCAGGACGTACTGATTCGGAAGATTGACGCCGTTTTGAGTCTGACGTCGAATCTCGATTAGGCCGCACTTCTCGAGTTCCGCAATTGCACGTCGCACGGAGTCACGGCTCATTCCGCACTCTTTCGCCAGCCGGTCGTGTGATGGGTCGCAACGTCCCGTATGTGCGTTGCAGCAGTTCGCCAGCATTAGCAGGACGAGCTTCTGGAGGGCCGGCAAGTCCTGCTCGACGGCCCATGTCATGGCTTGGAAGCTCATCGCATGGACTCCTGGATCGCCAGTTCCATAACGAGCCGTTGGTCGACGCTGCGCGCACGAATCTCGCTGTACATCGCGTGCTTGCAAACGCGCCGCCAGAGCGGCGTTGCGGCAGCCGATTCGAGCAGCTTGCCGATCGCGCTGATGCGGAGCTCGCGCTCGTAGTCGGCGCGGGCCAGCCCGGTTACTTCGGTGACGTCCGCCTGCTCGATCGACCATCCACCGAGATTCGGCACGCTGAATCGTCGCAGGTGCCGCGGCGCCGAAAATGTCTGACACGGTGGAGTCGTGACGATCACATCATCTTCAATGGCTTTCATGCTTACCATCCTTGCCGATAATCCACTAAGGATTACTAAACGGCCATAAAAAAGCCCCGCGCTTTGGGGGAAGCAGCTGGTCAGGCTGAACGGTTTGCCGGACAGGTTCGGCTCACCTCTTCCCCCGAAACACGGGGCGCCTGTCTAATTCGCCGATGACCAGTCGACGTGCATAAGCTACTTCGGTTTCCCGGCCAAGCAACGCCCATCAATACACGCCGGTGACGCAGTTGTCGCAGTGGGATCGAGCTGTGATTTCACGCCGCCTCCTGCTGTTCCTGAGGAGCGGCGTACCCGAGCGGATCGGCCAGCCACCGATGCACCTCGGCGTTGCTGTAGCAGGAGTGCGTGCGGCTCATCCGGATCGGCTGCGGAGCCTTGCCCGCGAGCCCCAGCTTTCGCCAGGACTCGCGGCACATCGGAATAAAGGGCGCGATCTGTGCCCATTTGGAGAGGCCGACCCGCGGGAGGATCGGCTCGATCGGCCTGCCGGAATCGGCTGGCGCTGCTGTCTTTTTCACGTTGGCTCACGTTGGGAAGTCATTGTGAGCTAATGCTATGGGGCATAAGGATTTTTTGCTATTGCGTGTAGGAGGCACACAATAATGCAAACCCCCTTCGCGATATTTCCAAGGGGGTTCGCGTTAGCGCGAACCCCCTATTCACTGTTACGCGGAACTTGAAATTGAATCCCTTCCTTTCGAATCCAGTTGCCAATAGTCTGAACAGCGCTAGCACTGGAAAGTCCGATCGCTTTCGCCTCCGGCATACTCAGAATAAGAGGGGCAATGTGAGTCGCTGCATGATGCGCACTAGAGAAACTTCCATCACGTGCAAGCGCAAATACTCTATCCTTTAGTGGCGCAAATTTATCAGCCCTCTTCCTACCACCACTGGCACCATGGCGAATCGCGGACATTTTAGCTTCCGCCTTTACCGAGTTCGCCAAAAGTGCATTAATTTCTTGAAAATTATTCTCAGCATTCTCCCGGATCATCGCAAATACCTTCGGACCAAATAGTTGAACAACTTCCTCAGCACCCATTCCGTCATTCAGTCCCGACGACATCAAATTATCAGCAAGATAAGGCACAACAGAAAGCAAAAACTCCTCAACAGTTTTAGGAACAGCCTTCTGGAAAGCATCATGAAGAACCGACAGACGCGACGCATACTCGAGCAATGCATCATATGTCGGATAACGCTCCCTGAGCTGATTAGACTCCGCCTTTATATTGAATTCCGCCACATCCTGAAATTTTGAAGAAATTAAATCATTAGCCATCTTCTCATTAAAGACAGACATACCCGAAATGAGATCGCTAAACGTCTCGAATATTTTTTTTGCACTCATAATTCCACCCGTCAAAAATTATTGATGGCAGATCGTCGCCATTTCACCATCGCACGACGCGACGATCCCCATCGACTCCGAATGCAGTTCTGGCGCCTTAGTCATGTTTCCGCCAATTACGCGGCGGCTGCCCCTATTGGGCTAGACGAGGTTGCAACTATCAATATCCTTCTGCTTCGTGCTTTGTCAGATCCAGCGCCGTATTAGGTGCCAACGCAAAGATTTCAGTGAATCTAGACGCGTGCTGACACGGGGCCGTTCTATCGACCAATTGGACATCGCGCCCCAGGATGAAGATCCGGTCCACCCTTTCAATCGCCTTCCACACGTGCTCTCGGACCAGCCCATGCTCTACCTGATATCCAATCAGCAGCGGTCTTCCCCCGGCAGTCAAGCCATACACCCGGCCCTCCATCACATGAGTTCTGTCCAACTCGTCGATATACGCTACTACGCATCCACCTGGTAAAAACGCTCTAAGTTCTGCGTCGGCTGTAGCGGGATTTTGAGTGCGTGATGCCAGACTCCGATATGGAAACGCATCGATCCATGGACGTTCAAACGCCGGCGTCGGCTTTTTCTGCGACTTTCTGGACTTCGTCATCATTCCCCCCGCTCTGCAGTCGACAGTGAAAGAACGCGCGTGCGCTCGGTCACCCAAGCGTCACGGTCATCGTTAGCAAGCATATTGTGCTGCAAGCTGTACTCGAGCGCCGACACGATCCGGCTGCGGCCGTATGGGTCGATCCGATCAGCGACCGCCAAGCACTCGCGGAGCGGCATCGTGTCGATTCGCCCGTCACAGCGCATGAGTTGAAAAATAGCCGGCGCCCCATCGCAAAGCAGCGTGTCGCCGAGCCATTTGAGTGTGCCGGCCGGCACGCGAACGTCAGTCATGACGCACCTCCTTGCCATCGCACGCAATAGCCATGACAGCGGCATCGAGCAAGCCCTTGGCTATTTCGATGGACGTGAGAACGGCATACAAATAGCTCGAGCTTGCGGCGCTATTGGAGGCAGTCTCGTTCAACACGTCGCGTGCAATCGCCAGATGGCAGGACGAGGCTTCCAGGGCATCCACCAGCGGCAAGCCTGCAGTGATCGACAGAAAACTGGTCACTACACTGCTGCCGGAAAGCAACTCGGGAGCGGTCTTCAGCGCACGAACGTCAGTCATGGCACACCTCCACAGAATCGTTCGCGCGCTTGGCCAATTGCAGGCCTTCCACCATTCGATCCGCAACTTCGGTCAGGTACTTTCCGATGAGCTCGGACGCGTTCAGCAGGCCCAAGTGAGCTGCTTGTCCGAGAGGCTCAGCGTTCGACATTTCCGGCTCGCAGCTGCTGTTATGAACCAGCCGAGAGATTGTCGCGATCGCATCAGATGCGCGGTACACGTCCGCGATGAGGGTCGCCGGAACCATGGCGAACGCGTCGTCGTCGGCGACCCAATGGTCACTCGTCAGCGCGCCGCGAAACGTCGGATCGGTGTAGTCAGGTGTGGAGGAGGAAACAGACTGGGACTGAACGGTAGACATGACGGCTCCTTCGTTTGAGGAACCTGCCCTATCCGTCGCCAAACGGAGGGGTGGGCAGGCATACAGCGAGGTTGGCGAACCGGAACGAAGGAACCGGCAGACCCGAAGGTCTCCCCACTGCTGCCCGCCCATAAAAGGAGGACGCAATGATACAACGGACGAAAAAATACCGCCTAGGGCGGCGGTCTCATCCGCCTTCGTTCCAGGTCGCCAAACCCGGCGCTTGTTGTCTCAAGCGCAGTACAACTGTAGTTCCACGGCTTGCGAACGTCAAGTCACATTTCGACGATGCGAGCCATTTCATGGCCCTACATCTACAATCGCCACAACGATTTACTTCAGGTCTACATAACAACCCATCAAAAATAGTAGCGGTGCTATTGCTCCATCATGACACCTGAGACATCAATGTCTCAGGCTCGACGGTCAAGTGCATTTGACGGAACGAGTACAGCGCACTGAACTCCGCGCTGCGAGACCACCCGCCACTCGACACGCGTCGCTTCAAATTGATTCTTCTGATGAAAAACTTGAGCCGGTCGTTCAAATCCATCACAGCCGCCTCGACCAAAAAATATCCTGTTGGCCCCTGCGTCACGAGAGCGCAGGCTCACATAGGAGCATTGATGATGAAGTCGAAGAAGGAGCAGATTAGCCGTCGCGCGCAAGTTATCGATTTGATCAAACGCCAACCCGGCATCACGTCAGCAGAAATTGCGGACAAGCTCGGATTGGAAAGTTCCACCAAAGTCTCAACCTCTGTTTGGCCGGCGGTAAGAGCCGGCCATGTACTCGTCGAACGCATTAATCGAAACGGTCAGACTATGAATGCGCACTACATGTCTGATGACGTGCCGCCCGACGCCGTAGAGCGTATTCAACAGAAAATTGTCGATGCAAAGAACGTCATTCCGATCGCGAAATCAGATGATGCACGTACCAGCGTCTTCGACACTAAGCGACTGAAAACGAAGAGCAAGCGCAGCGGCGCGAAGCCTGTCCTAGCAGCACCCCATGCTACGACGACAGTCCCGAAGATCGAGCCCACGGGATTCGCCTGCGCCGTGACAAACGACGGCAGTCTTGTGCTGATACGCGGAGGGGCTATCCAGTTCGCCCTTTCGAGCGTCGAGGCAACGATGTTGCAGAGCTACCTGGTTAAGCGAGCGGCCGCTAGTCTCTTTGCGAGTATGGCCTGATGTGTTGATTGCCGGCAGCCCTTCGTCGGTCGCCGGCTCACAACTATTCCTCCATGTGCCGTTCGGCCCACGCGATCACATCCTTCGATCGCCACAGCGGCCGTGGTCGTCCCGCCCCCCTCCCTGACGGGATGCGAATCGTCCGCGGGAACCCGTCCTGCGTGATGATCCACTGCCGCGTGTGCTGCTCACTACGGTGGAGGTACTCCGCGACCTCGGCGAGATCCCAAAGCGCGTGCGGCGTCAGCCGCGCAGCGATCTTGCGTGCAAGTTCGTCAAGCCGTTCACGATCGCTCTCCTTCGGCGCAACGGCTGATGACTCCACATTTACGCCGGCCTTCTCGGCCAACCAGGCGTCGATAGCCGATTCAAGCCATGCGGTGCGGCCCGGCACAAGTTCGAACGGTTGGGGAAATGCGCCGGCTGAGATCATGCGGCTGAGCCTCGATTGACCGAGGCCGACCTTCGTGGACACGTCCTTCATGCGGAGCGCGCGCATTCCATCCCCTCATTACGACCGCCAGCACACACGGTGCGCAGCTGAGAACTGGACGTCGCCCATCTACAACGCCTTCTTCCAGCTGGGTTCCGTACGCCTGCGCTACGCAGGCTGCAGCACGTTGTTGATCATAAGCTGCGGCATCGCCCGCGCCACCTAAACGTTCGACGTCGTGATCCCTTCTTCCCACTCGCCCGGCCGCAGGATCACGACCGTGTGCTTCTCGTCGCCTGGCCGGCGCATGTGCTGCGCGAGGAGATAACGTGCGCCGGGATGCAGTAGTGTCGGACGAAAGATCAGCGTGTGGCACAGCGCAGATGTCGATTCGCGTCGAGCAGCCAAGTGCTCTTGTCGACGACTCCTGCCATAGATGCCTCGATTACCGTGACTGCACGCGATCTAGTTGCTCGACGGATTCGCTAACGACGTCGAGAATGTGCCGAATCATTTCGTCGTCAGACATGCCGGCATCGACGTACTCTTGGACAGACATTGTTCGTGGCCGATACGAACTTCCATCGCTATCGACGATGTAAATCTTGGCTGCCACTTCCTCAGGTTGCAGCACGACTTGGACGGTTTTACCGGAGACGACGGCTTGCGCGGACAAGTTGGACATCGTCTGCTCCATTCGAGACTGCCACAGGACCCATCAATCATAGCAGTGGCACCCGCTTCATCAAGGTCTACCGTCATCTGATATGAAGTGGTGTACGCGGTATCCGATAGGCTGCGACTACCGTACGGGTCACTGTCGTGTACCGTCGACCATGAACCAGACGCTCGCTTCGGGCAAAGCCATCAAGGGACGCGATAACGACGCGCCGCACGACGGACACTCGTAGTGCTCTTCGAACGGGCGATTGTTGCGCATGACCACTCCGACCAATTCGAGGTGCTGTGCTTCCCGGCTCGACGACTCGCCGTGCAGCGCGACGCAGGCGTCACATGGTGCTTCGATCATTGGGCTGGTTGGAAGGAATTGTTCGGCGTACTGGTTCGAGCGTGAGTGCTGTTCCGGCCACGCAACGGCGTCATCATCGCGCAGCCCGCCAGATGTGAAAAGCCCCGCTTTGGGCGGGGCTGAACGAGGACTTGAACGGATCCATGCTTAGGATGGCTCCAAGGCTTCCTTGATCTTCCGGATCAACGCCTCCGCTTCGGAGAGCGACGGAACTTGGTCGTTGGCCACAGATGTCAGTCGAGACACATCCGTTCTGGAAATGGACGCCATATCCGAGTACACGACCATGCTACGAAACTTGAAGTGATGCATCTGCAAATGCTGCATCACAATAGTGGCCAGTCGAGCCTTTGCCTGGCTCGGAACACCAAAAATCAAGAGCGGAGCGCGAGGCGTGACAATGCCAAAATCGGCCAAATAGCGATCAGCATCGGGAACCCCGGGAGCCGCATAGTCCCGCTGAACGCGATCGGCCCCGGCAACCTCAGTAATTCGTTCATACAGATCATCGTAGAACGTGCTCTCGACCTGCACGCGATTTAGGAACGTAAGATCGTGGACGCGCGTAAGCGCCTGCCCGAAACGAAATACGCCGATCCCGAGTTGATCGCCGGGAACCTCGGTGACAAGCTCGCCATCTTCGTCGGCTAGCCCCATTTCTGCTAGCACTTGGGAGTAGATCCGGCTACGCGTGCCCTCCCTGAGTTTGTCGATATCCTGCTCGTAGCTCAGATGCATCAGCGTGCCGCCCATGTCGCTGATACGGAAGCCTCCGCTAGGCAGCCTTCGCAAATACATCGAGAACGAATCGCCATCGGGGAAATGGAACGGCGTCCGAACATGGATGAGCCCATCCGAGCGCTCCTGAAGGCTCACTTCAGAGCAGAGCGCTTTGCAAAGTTCAGTCTGGAGGAGTTGAGTTGTGGCTTCCATTACAGCAATGATAGCTGGCGCTCGTTGCCAGTGTCACGCCCCCGAGGATACCCACTGATGTTGCAATCGCCAGTGAGACATTCAATTGCTCCGAGCAATGTGGTATAGCGCTCCGTAGCTTCAGCATACATTTCAGCCTTGCGCCCGGCTTGGATATAGCGCTGCGTTGCCCGATGTATGTGGCATTTGAATTGGAACTTGGTCCCTTCGATCGGGTTTCCATGTTCGTGGTCATAGCCGTTGTATCGAGTCAGAATTACTCGTTGGCCCAACGTCGCATGCCAAACTAGCCCGCACGAAAAATTTTCCGGAATCAGCGTGCTTTGACGCGTTATAAGCGTGAAATGGTCATCACCGTCAACTGACTTGACGTCGAAATTCCTCTCGAGGTGTCTGGCCTTCGGAACCTCACGCGCCCGCGGGTTGACAACCTGCTTGGACATTTTCAGAAGATGTTCAATAACATCGTCGGTGAGGCTGTTGGGATCCATTTTCTATATTGTGAGGGCGGAGCATCGCCATCACTCACCGTCAGTTAATCCGAAGCCGCCCAGGCGGCTCATCCCCGTCAATGCTTCCTCGCGATGTCGCCCGGCTCGTCGCGGCGGCAACTATGCAGATAGTCGCCCCACCATTGCATCATCTTCCGGCGCTCCGGAAGGTACTCAGCGTGATTGTACGCTGCCCGGACGCCGTCCCGCTCGCTGTGAGCCAGCTGACGCTCGACCCAGTCCCGGTTGAAATTGTGCTCGTTCAGGATAGTCGATGCGAGGCCACGGAAGCCGTGCCCCGTCATCCGCGAGTGGTAGCCCATCCGGTACAAGGCGTACAGGATCGTGTTCTCGCTCATCGGCTTCTTGGAGCTCGACCGGCTCGGGAACAGGAACTGGCTGTGGCCGTTCAGTTCGCGGAGTTTCGCGATCACCTCGACGGCCTGCTTCGACAGCGGCACGATATGCGGCGTGCGCATCTTCATCTTCTCGGCCGGGATGCGCCACTCTTTCTTCTTCTCGTCGATCTCGGTCCATTCCGCGAACCGCAGTTCACTCGTCCGGACGAACGTCAGCGCCATGAACTGCAGCGCCAGGCGCGTCTGCAAGTCGCCGTCATACGCGCTGATCTTCTGCATGAGCTCCGGCAGCTCGGCCTCGCTCACGCGCTTCATGTGCACGACGGTGCGGGTCTTCAGCGCGCCGCGGAGATCGGGAGCAGGGTCGCGCTCTGCCCGGCCGGTGGCAATGGCGTATCGGAAGATCGAGCTCGTTGCCTGAATAGTCTTGTGCGCGAGCTCGATCGCGTCGCGCGCCTCGATCTTCCGTATCACCGCCAACAGCTCGGGCGCCGTAATCTCGGCGATCGGCCGCGCACCGATCGCGGGAAACAGTTCGCGCTCGAGCAGCTTCATGATCCGGTCCGCGTGTCGCTCGCTCCATGCGCCCTTCTTCTGCTGATGCCACTCCCGCGCGATGGGCTCGAATGAGTTCTCGCGGTCCAGGCTGCGCTGAGCCTTCACGCGCTTTTTCTCGTGTGAGGGATCGAGGCCGCCGCGCAACTGTTCTTTAATCTCGTCACGGGCCTTCCGCGCAGCCAGCAAGGTGACAGCCGGATAGACCCCGAGGGCCATCCGTTTCTCCTTGCCGTCGATGCGATACTTCAACCGCCAGTACTTGGAGCCATTCGGCATGATCTCGAGGTACATGCCCTGGCCGTCGGCCAGCTTGTAGGACTTTTCGCGGGGCTTGGCCGCACGGACGGCGACATCGGTAAGGGGCAT